TGGATTATGGCTTCGATTTTCAATCTATCTCCCCTCCCTATACGTTCAGACACGCCCACCATACAAGCGCCCAAAAGCCAAGGCTAATAACAAGTCCTAACAATATGCCTTTGGCGGCGCTTAAGGCGTCCTCTGGTTCGTTTTCTTGCACCGGCCTGCCGGCGTCGATTGAACGGCGAATATTAAACCTGTTCACGCCTTGCCCCTCCTTATATCGCAACCTGCTTCAATTTCCCGTTTACCCGCTCCATCTTCCGGTGACAGCTGCAGCACCTTAATTGCTCGATCCCCCCGGGCTTCTTCGCGGCTATTTTCTTTAGTTTTCCTCCGCAGTACGGACATTTCACGGCTTCCCCTCCCTGTTTGTTTTTTTTTGGTTTCGGGTTTTGATTTATGCTTGTCCATCCATATGCCAGCCAGCAGGAATCCGCAAAGGTAGCTCGATGCGTTGACTATGTATTGATCGACGATTGCAAAGGCGGTAGCTGCAGCAAGGGCGGCGCAGACGGTTTTCCAGTTTTGTTTTAGGTAGTGCATGGTTGGCCCCCTTCCAGTTCGGCAAGGGCCTTGGCCTTATCCCATATTTTATGTGCTGATTCCGAAAATTCGCGAGATACTTCAAAGCCGCGATGAGCATTGCATAATCCGAAACACGCCTTTACCTCTCGGCTCGTAAACCAAGTTACGCAATTCGTTAATGCCTCGCCCTGCTCCTCATTCTGCTCACAAACTCTCCGATTAACCTCGCGCAGATTGTAAAGTTCTTCCCATACCTTTTCGTTTTCTTCACGGAGGGCGGCGATTTCGGCCCCCGCCTGCTTTATTACATCATCTTCCTCGGCAACTAATTGTCCTAGTTTATGAGCAATATCCTCGGCTTTGATAGCCCTCATTATCGCTTCCGGCCAGCCGGTACGGGCGGCGGCGATAAACAACGCATTTTGCCTACACCCTGTTGGGGCAATTCCTTTGCCATCAGGGCAAACAACATCAAAAAACCCAGAACCCTCTGGTTTATTTTTCACTTCCCACGGTCCCGGCGTTGCCTTCTCGCATAATTCAAGGTCTTGGCGCAGATCTCGCCTGTTATCCATTAAATAGCCCTCCTTGTTACAGAACTCCAGTTTTTACCTACTGCTATTTTATTAATGGTCGTCCTATGGACTCCATAAATACTGGCAATTTCCCCGTTTGTATATTGTCTTGTTTCTAACAATTTCAAAACAATCATTACATCAGATTCTGTTAATTTAGCTCCCGGATGCTTGGCTCCATAGTAGCTTTCGGGGTGTCTTTGCAACCATAATCTTTTTTTATTGGCACAGTCGCGCATATTATCAATTTGAGTACCGATAAATAAATGATCCGGATTAACGCAAGCCCTGTTGTCGCATTTATGGCAAAGGAACAATCCCTTAGGCATGTCCCCCTTTATGATTTTCCAACTTAATCTGTGCGCTCTTTCCATTTTCCCGTTTAACCACATTTGTCCGTATCCCGCTTTATTTCGGCTTCCAACCCAACACCAACAACCATCAGTTTTATCAACTCTGCTCCAAAATCTGTCTATGTCCTGTGCCCTTAAATCTCTCATGCCTTCCCCTCCAATCCGTTCATAACCATCCTTGCCAGCCCCCCAACGTACCCGCCCTGCGAAACGTGGATTTGATCTGCTTCATAAGCGGCAATTAATAAGCGTTCAATTTCTTTCAGTTTCACCCACTCGTCCAGCGCCATGTCGGCACACGGGAAATGAAAATAGTTGCCCGCGGGCGTGCGCAGCGCGAAGTCTTTCGACGGTATTTCACCGCCGCAGTATAGGCAGTTTGTCATGCGTTTGCCTCCTGTTCGAGAATCCAGAGCAGGGCGAGGGCGGCGGCTTCTTCGGGAGAATCAGCGGCAAATTCTTTATTCATTCTTTTCTCGCCATAATCACCCCACCCTGGGCAAGTGCTTAACGGTTCTACTTCCGTTTTTGTCCCGTCTTTGTTATTTATAGTTAATTTCGGCCTCGGTTTGTTATGCCGGAATTGTACGGTTTTAGCCACTTCGCAGAACCAACCAGTTCCGTTATTGAAAAACTGTAAGTCTGTCTCCCAACCCCGCTTTTCAATCTCAGCTAACAGTTGATCGAGGCGAGGAATGAATCCCACATCTCCTTGATGAGTTAAATCTTCGTAGCCTGCCGCGAACGACATATCCGCAAAATCCAAACAATCAATAATGTCATTGTTATACATGAAATCTCCCATTTGTGGCTCCCACCGCAACCCCGCGTCTTTCAGTTTCTTCGCTAGCTCCAAACTAATCATGCTATCCCCTCCTTAATACGCCGAATCCGTGTATTTGCTCGGCGTGAAATCTGCTTCCCTCGGCCTCTCTGGCGCAATCAAATTTATAAACTCACTCAACGGCAAAACCACCAACGCCTCCTGCCGGTCAGCTTTAACCACAAGTGCATCATTTCCATCCAGCCAACCGTATAGCTGTTTAAATCCATTCTGACGCGCCTTTAACTCTAATTGGTATGTTCTCCCCCTACCCTCAACTAAAACGTCGCCCTTGGCGAAATCTGTAGCCCCTGAGAGAGGAACACGCTTCGCCTCAATGTCGTTGGCCTTAAAAGCGTTGACGATTGACCGCTCAAATCTGCAGCCCTTGTCCCTTGAAGGTTTTCCACTCACGCCTCCGCCCTCCAATCCAACAGTTGCCCGATCAGCTCCAGCTTCCGCCCCCGGCTCAATCTGCTGTGCTTAAACACGTCCACCGCCCAATCCTGCCGGAGCTGCTCGACCGCTTGGTTTTCGCAGAATATCGCCAGTGCGCTCATGCGGTCGTCGTTCATCGCCATTGCATCGTACTGCGCGCGGGTAAGATTTACGCGTTGTGGGGCTTCGTAACGCGGTTCGCTATGCACATCCCCTTTTTCGCTTTGTTCAAGCTCATACAGCAGCACGTCTTTTACTGTGATTTCGTTCTCTGGTATACTATTGTTTGCAGATTCCTGCGCTTCCTGGGCCGGGTCTGGTTGGTCGCCTTCCGGCTCGGGGGGAGTCTGCTCCTGCTTGTTTTTAGCTGTGGCCTGGCAATCGGCATCCAAATCTCTGCAGGAATCATTGTCGCAGACCCAAAGACCATCAATAGTTGTAACCCCTGCGCTTTCCGGGATATATTTTCCGCACACGTGACAGGCATATGTAAGCTCCGCCTGTTTCCCCTGTAGTATCGGCGTTCCAAATGTATCAATGATCCCGTATTCCACGAGCAGGTCCTTGGTTTTCCCCCAGCTTTTGCGAATCTTTTTACTGACTCGCTCGATTTTCCCCTCGCATTGCTGGTAAATGGCCAGCAGCTCCTCCTTGGTTGGTGTCGGTGATGTCATATGTCCTCTCCCCTTCTCGCTTTTCACATAACAACTTAGTTTTTTATAATCAAAGGGCTGGTTTTCCCATCCTGGCCCTAAGATTACCCGGTGGAATCTCGGCTTACCGTCTACCAAGCGGTAGCAGTAAGTATTGTTGTCCTTATCGCAGCCGTAAGCCATGCTTATGTTGGCGTTTTTTCGGGTCGTCGATTTAGTTAATCTGCCGTTGCCGCTCATATTCCGCCCCTCCGTTTATGTCCAATTTGGCTACATCCACCTGTATCCGCCCATGATGGCAGCCGGCGACAATGTATCCGGCTCAGTCCTTTGTTTCCGTTTTGCTGCTTCGTCAGGGTTAACGATCTCGGCGATGGTAGGTGGAAACTTCGAGATTGCTACATGCTTGTCCAACCGCTTAACAGCCAGGCTAAAGTCAATATCTTCCATATGCCGGCTCCATATCTCAACCCGCTCGGGTGTTGGCTCAAAAGTCGGATATGCCCCGATTATTTGTTTAAGGAATGATGATACCTGTTTTTTATCCACTGTTTACAGCCTCCAATCCCAAGATTTGATCGACAAGAGCAGCTTTGTTTCCTCCCGGACTAGCTCTGTCGGTTTCGTTATTTTTACGCTCCCAAGAAAGGATTGTCAGATAATCACTGGCATATTTTTTACCTGAAGATCCTTTATATAAGCTCAATTTTTCAATGCGGTCACTTGCTCCCTGCTCTCCGAATTGGACAACAAGTTTTTGAAATTCATCATCTGTCATTGTCACGAATTGAGCGATCTGTTTTTTCTCTTCTCTTCCTTTCTCTTCTCTTCTATTAACTTCTTTTCTTTTAGGCGGTAGTGCTACAGTAGTACTACGGTAGTATTCAGGTAGTACTACATCTTCCCGGCATTCAGGCATTTCAGGGATATTTGAAGCGGTTGGCTTATTGATTGTTTGATGTTTTGTAAAATTCGGTAGGCAATAAAACTCTTGCCCATCAATAACATAAAAAAGTGCCATTCCTTTTTCCATTAACGAGCATGCCATTTGCTCGACATCTTTTGTTTTTATGTCATCGTCGTAGGGGAATATCGTTGCCTTAAGTAGCTTGATATTTCCGCGACCGCGGCCTTCGTCATCAGCGTTAGATATAAGCCCCATGAAGAATAAGCGTTCGTCGCGTTTACATAAACCTAGCTTTTCGTCTGTCCAAAAGTCTGGATCAATCATCCTCTTTCTTGCCATCCCCCTGCTCTCCTCTCCGCTGCTAATCTACCCCGCTTGATCTTGAACCAGCTTATCCAGTTCAGTAGCCACCCTCCCTAATTCCCTGACCTTATCTACCACTTTTGGATTCATACAATAGGTCAAGGCTTTATCCAAAGCCCTTGGAAGATCCCAATATGAAGCAATACCATGTTCAAGCAGCACTTTTTTAATCTCTGCAAGATGCTTGCTTTCTTGCTCTAGTTTTTGTACCCGCCTTTGATCAGTTTGCAACTCCTCAATAAGGTCAGCCGTTTTTCGCGCTACATAATGCCCCAGTTCTTTTCGATCTTTTTTGTCCTCAACAATTGCCTGCAGCATTTCCCGGTTGCTACTAAAGAACGGATGCCGGTCACTATCGAATTTGGACATGATGATATACATAAGCATTTCATTTGATATCTCTATAGGCCGATGGATGGCCTTGCGCTTGGTTCTAATACAATCTTTCTCTGGATTGTAGTATATAGGGCCAACCTCACTTGGCAGTTCCTCCGGTTTAATCAGGTCAGTTGGACATGCAAAATAAAACTCATGACAGTATTGAAGATATCCGGACCACTTCTGATCACGAATAAAATCACCTCGGTCAACCTTTACTTCGTAACCAGTGAAGCATGGTTTAGCCCAGGACTTTCTAATAGCAAGTGCATCCAATATAAGCAGGTTGCGACTGTCCCATGACCGGCCGTTTTTAACCTCTGTCAGGAAAACATCATCCAGATTAGCTTTTTTAACATGGCGTTTACGAAGCTGACGCATTATCATATCTGCTCGGACTCTTTGCTTTGCCAAGAGTCTCCCCTCCTCTCAAACCTCACATTCCCTCTAGGCACCACCACGGTACCCAGTTCAGTTTCTACCAATATGTTCTTCGGTCCGCCCCGGCGGCCAGCGGCGATGGCATGTCCCGCCAAATCTCGCCACTTTGGATCCGGGGCAGTGTTTTTAATTGCGTAGTGGATGTGGCAAGGGGTTTTCATCGTCGTTCACCACCATTTAAAACAATGACATTTGCAAAGGTTGATTAAATCTAGCTATCTCAACCTTTGTATCAGTAACCCAATGTCCACCTTTGCCACCAATAAGATACATTCGGTACACTTCACCGTTGTATACAGCGGCGTCAAACTGGCAAGTGCATTTAATGCGCTCCGGTAAATAACGGTATTCAATTTCGTATAAATCTTTAAATCCTTTTTTGCGCTCTACCCTTATAACTTCGCCATATTCTCCGATTGAATCGCAATCAGTTTTAATAACACGGCCGACCAGCGCTTTTATTTTCTGATCTTGTTCAGCTCGAAGCTGGGCGTTGGTTTTATCGGTGATTTTCCAAGCCATATTCAACTTCTCGCCCCCTCAAATAAATTGCAGCTGTCCCTGAGCTTTTTGTTTTACCCATGGTTCATAATCATCAAAAGAGCAGACTTTGTATATTCGGCCATTAACCCACCGGGCCCAATGTTTTAACCGGTTATCGCCTTCATGGTTATAAATCATGATATAAGGATCTATTTTGGCTTCGAGCAGCTTTCGAAAACGATAATCGTCTTCTTCTGGGCTTGTATTGTATCCGGTTAAGCAAAAACACATATGATTACTGCGGGTTATAAACCGGCTTAAAATATCGATACCTTTGAATACTTGTTTTTCCGATTGTATGAAGTCCCAGGCATAGTGCAGCGAACGCATACGTTTTACTTCGGATAGTGCCTGTGCAAGCTCAGGAGTAACCAATCTGACATCAATCCCCTGAGTAATATCTACTGATAATCCGCGGTCACGGATTTCATGTAGTTTGCCTATTGCAGTTGGATCTGCCAGCAAGTTGTTGTCTAAAAGGATTATGTTTTTGGATCTTTGGTTGATAATATCCTTGATCTCAGTATCAGGATGCAGTTGCCCCTCTTTCCCTGGCACAACACAAAAACAGCAATTACGTATACAACCCCTTGACGTAAACCCAACGCCGGCATCAACTAACTCCTGGGCTTTTGCCACCTTTGAAGCCTTCCGCATTATTCCTTTAATACGTGGATAGAGAAATTCTGCTGTATAAAGGTTATAGTCCGGCTTACATGCCTCGATCCCAGATGGCATAATGGTTGTTAAATTCCATCCAGTGCCCCCAAACTGGATATTGGGAAATTCATTTTTCAGATGCATAGCCTTATCCTTATTCCATGTAAAAAGCACCGAGCACATCACAATATCAAACTCGCCACTGGAAGCATTGAGGCTAACTGCATATCCTAATTGTTTAAAATATGTGCTGGCCTTAATTAATGCCAAGTTGGGGATCTTTCCGTCAAAATCGATTAGGTTTACCTTCAAGCCTTCACCCCTCCTTTGGCCTTCCTCTCCATCCAGATCAAACACGGCTTATCGTCCGAGTCTCTCGGCTTCCCGTCCCCCTGGCAGGTTGCCTCCGGGTGCGCCACGCGATATTTAGCACGTAGGACAAGGTTTTCCGGTGGCTTGTCTGCCTCCTGGAAGTAACGGCAGGTGCCGCATTTGCGTTCTGGCGTACTCACTCCATCACCTCCGGGTATTGGTTCCATATCCTACCATCCAACGACCGGCCAGCAGTTTTTTTATCAATTCCATAGAAGGATGTTCCATACTGATATGTTTGCTTTCTTACTGCCGATGTTAGCCCTTGCGGATAAACAGTGGTCCACTCACCCCATTGTTTAAAAAAGAAAGGTACTTCTGCCGATTTACACTGGCCCCGCAAGCTCCGTACCCAATCAGGGTGCATCGGTCTGGCACCCGGGCCTGTCTCACCTCCGCAGATTACCCAGTCAATTCCCTGCCCGGATTGGGAAGGGCAAATAGGCCCACGTGACACATTTCTCCCATTGAAAGGATGGCTACCTGACCACCATCCTTCACGGCCACAGTCAGGGCAAATATTGCGATATGGGCCGTTGAAATAACCTTTGCATCCAGAGCATTGCCAAGAGATACGCAACCACCGAGCTATGTCCACCGGCCCCAGCATCGGTTCAATCGATACAAACCTTTTCGCCGCCGGTGTCTGTAGCAGGATCGGTATCCGTTCGTCTGCTCTCTGCTGGTTTTCTGCGGTTACGCCTAGCCATATATAGGGTGCCGGATATTCATTGGGAAACGTGTTTGTTATTCGAATGAAAAAGTCTTTCATCCGTTCAGGTCGCTTTGTTAAGATCATATATATGTGCCAAGGCGCAAGTCTCATATGATTCCAAACCTGCCCAATCATTTGCTCTGGCACATCCTCATGAAACAAATCCCCCATCGAGCAGACAAATATCCGGCTGGGTTTACGCCAGCGTAACGGATCATCTATTTTGTCAGAATGATAAACAACCTGAAACGGATTAGCTTTCGGGTACCCGCACCGTCCGGCCAGCCTTTTGGCCATCCGCTCAGCATAGCAGTTCTGGCAGGCTTCGCTGATCTTCGTGCAGCCGGTGATCGGATTCCAGGTACGGTCGGCCCATTCTATGCGTGTATCTGCCATTGCTCTCCAACCCCCTTTCGATACTCCCGGGCAAACATTAAAACATCAATCTTCTCGTCCGGGAATCTGTCAGCATAAACCGTCAGGCAACTTAAAAACCGCTTCATCTGCTTGGATTGATCTGGTGACAAAGCCTGCTCCATCTTCACGGTACAAGGCCACTGGTTACGTTTCAGCCTGTGAGTTCCTCGCCAGTACCGTATCGCGCCTTCGCATACGCCACAGGCGGCGGCAATCTCCTGGTCGCTCTTTCCCTGCCGGTAGAGAGCCATGCGCTGCTGGTTGGTGTTTGGTCTGGTGGTCATGGAGTTTCCCCCTTCAGCGCGGCCTCTGCTTGCTCGCAGTATTTTTCTTTATATACAACGGCAGCATTGAAATCGAAAAATATCGGCTTATTGATATGGTTATATCCATATGAAACGCGCTGGATAATGCCCAATGGACATATTGGTTTAGTTATGAAGGGACAATTTCCATGTCCACCATCGCGTTCACAATAATTGCAATCAACAGAATCACAATTAATAATAAAAACGGGCGTTCCAACCTTACACGGCAGCACAATCACCCTTCCCTCTGCCTCAGCCTTGCAGATTTCCTGCAGGCGGTCGGGGGGGATGTCTATGTCGGGAGTGCGACGGTTCCAGCGCTGTATTATTGTCTCTTTTGATTCGCACACAGCTTTCCAACCATCTATCAGTTCAGTCCCACATTCGAGTTCAATTCCAATATACAAACCGCATTTTAAACAATAAGCTCCGTATTTTATGTAATTATCCATAAATAACTCTGCTTCTCCCCCGCAAAACGGGCATGGTTTTAAATCGTTTTCCATCAGATCACCTGCTTTTTCAACTCAGCCAGGCAGGCTTTGCAAAGGTTCTTGCCTTTATAGTTCACAACGTCTTCAGCGTTGCCGCAAAAGATGCAGGCCGGCTCATATTTCTTCAGGATGATCTTGTCGCCGTCAACGAAGATTTCCAGCGCGTCTTTTTCCTCAATATCCATGGTTCTCCGCAGTTCTATCGGAATAACGATCCGGCCCAATTCATCTACCTTCCGCACCATTCCTGTTGACTTCATCATATTAAAACCCTCCAATTCGTTTTTTAATAATGTGCCTACCACCAGCCAAGCACTCGCCCCAGCCATTCCCCGGCGATCAGCATAGCGGCCATAAATACCACGAACACAATACCCAGTCCAAAACTGTCAAGTATGTCCGTAAGGTGATTGTCCCACCATGCAGATAAACGGAGGCGCAACGACTGTTTCCGTACCTTCCGATTGGGCACCAGCTGCAGCCGTCTCTCCCGGCGGCGCTGAGTCTGCCAGTCCTGGGAATTATAATAATGCTGATTTATCGCCTTATTATCCACGCTCAACCCTCCCATTCAATTTTTTCCTTGCGCACTTGTATATGTCATCGAAACTCCCCATACACTTCCCGAACACCGGTTTATCTCCGGTAAACTTTTTGCACTTAGGGCAGACCGATTTGCGGTACGCTTTGGTGTCTATCCGCATATTTGCCCCTCCTTACATGTAGATGGAACGTTATCCCAATCGAATTTTTAAAAAATTTTATACCGCCTGTTGCTTCTTGTACCGGGAAAGAGCGTTTGCTGCCCTATCCCGGCTTGTATACCCTAATTGCCTTGCGATCTCTGCGTTCGTTAATCCTTGCTTGTGCAGGGTCAAAATCTCATTCCATTCTTCGACTGATAGCGGGATATGAACCTGGGGTGGCTTTTCTTCGCCAAGCGTCTCCCGACGTAGTGCATTTAATGCCCGGCCTATAGGGATGCAATATTCAACGCAAAGATAAAAACTGAGATAATTCAAATACAGGTCATTCGGCATCGAATTGTGCCCCCTCAACAAATTCAACGATTTTTCTCCCGCACTTGGGGCAAAAGTTTATTTCGTGCAAAACAGGTAACTGGGCATCCAGGAGAACAAAGGCGTACTTACAACACTCGCATTCCCAGTAGTATCCCTTGTCGCGCCATTTTGTTGTAGCTTTCAAGGAGGCGTTTTCATCTCCCCCTAACCCATCCAGGGCGTTCTTAATTTCACCAAACGCACACATAGCACAGGTATTACATTTCTTTTCAATACACGGCTTACATTCCTTGTTGTATACGAACCTCGCCGCTCTTTCTAGTTTTTGTAGCCGCTCAACTTCGGCATCGGCTGGTGCTAAAACCCGCTTGTCTTGGCTTCTAATCCAAATACTCATCCTTCTCCCTCCTATTCCTATGGGCTTGCAGGGGAGGTTAAGCCCCTGCTTGGTCAAAAAATCCGAGATCGTCCTGCTCACCTTGCGTTTCATCTTCGTGATGTGCCGGAGACTCAACATCAACAATCTGTCCTTCCGGTACATTGGAGGGCGAATTATCAACATACTCATAACTCCCGTCCTCGTGGAGCAAGGTTTCGTCTTTTTCGAAAGCTGTTTGAAGCTCAATAGACATGATGCCCCACTTGGAGATTAACTGCCGGAGCATTGTTTTATAGGCCATGCCATCAAAATCCTTATACCAGAACGAAGAATACAGCCACATATCATCCTTATTTACTTTCCCAGCCTCGAAATCCGCAAAGGAAACTTTGTTATATTTGGGGTTTTTCCCTTTCACGGCGTTTTTGCTAAAAGCCTGGCTAAATCTATCGGCGTGATCGAGCATCTTCTTTTTGCTCCAGTACATGGCCTTTTTAAATCCGTTTTGGTATTCGAACATGGCATAGTAGCCAATTGTGGGGGTGGCTTCCCTGATTTCGTCGTCCTCGATCAGTTTTACTTCGATTACTTCTTCCAGCGGATCAAATTTGAGCAGTTCCCCTTCTTTGATTGCCAGAACATTAATTTTTTTGTAATACCCAGAGCGAATAGCAAGCTGCAGGTAACCCTTGTAGCCCAATTGGAATTGAGCAGTTACGCTTTCAATATTGCCGTCCTTATCTTTCTTTTTGTAAGGAACAAGGTAATACTGTCCAAGCTGGGGAGAAGGAGAAAGGTTTAATGCTTCCCCCAATAGTGCGCCGGAGAGGATAGAACCGGCCTCGCATTCCTGCAATGCTGGATTTACAGCAACAGCGCTTGATACAGCAGCAATAAAACGCTGCGCCCGCTTTTGATCGCCCAGGGTGTTATTTACCAAGTTTTTATATGCATCCTGTTGGATAACAACGCTGAATTTCGGTTTTGAAGGTTGTTGTTTTGTTAAGCTGTTTGTTACTGCCATGGATTACTCCACCTTTCCGTACTTAATGCCATTATCAACCAGGAATTGTTTCAGCGCCGTAAGCTGTTCCCTGCTTGCCCATACCCGGAAGTCCATTTTGAAAAGCTGTACTTCCGGTTCAACCGGCTCCTGTTTGGGGAACGATGCTTCTTCTGCTGGAATTACTTTTTGCTGTAGCTTTGCTTCTTCGGTCTGTTTGGGTTCCGAACTTGCGGCTGCTTCCCGTTCCTTCTGTAACCGCTGGTATTCAGCCATCTTTGCGGCCTGTTCCTCCAGGCGTTTCTTTTCCTGCAGAGCTGCGGTCAAATCGAAGTTTTTAAGGTAAGTATCTTTGATCTGCAGTTCGTATTCAGATTGGAGTTCGGTTATTACTTTCAGATCCGATTCCACCTTGACGAATAAGTCAGTGATTTCCTTTTCGATTTCGGATCCCTTGTAGGTCACATTCATCCATTTCGGGTTGTATATCTTTTCAAAAGGAACCAGCTTGGCAAGATCGCCGATTTTGTCGGCGTAATAAATCTTGATGCCTTCCAGTTTTTCATCCTGCTTGATCTGCTCGAAGGCTTTAACCTGAGAATCGATAGCCAAAATAGGTTTGTCTACCATGGCGGTAATCTCTTTGATCTGGATTTCAAATTTTTCATACGGGGCCAAGCACATTTTTTTCATTTCTTTGCGTTTGTCCTCGATTGCGGTTTTGAATTTATTGAGTGTAGCCCGGTCAGCTTTGGCTTCCTTAATATTTTCTTCTGAATAGACAAGGCCGTTATACTTTTCTAGCCGCTGCGCCAGTTCGGTTTTGATTTCATCAGCGTTAAAACTGATTTCCTTAATAAACTGTTCTTCTGTGGGGTTGTAAATGACCAGTTCCATTTTTTATTCCTCCTTTAAATAGGCGGCAATACCAGCGGAGGCTTTTTGTCCCGCACAACGTACTGCCAAAATTCAATTTCCTTTTCCAGTAGATAATCAAGATCGTTCTGAACGTCTGCCCGTTCAATGTGGTAGTGCCTGGTGTTTAGTCTTACTTCGTCGCCATATACGGTTTTTAGCTGAGCTTTCAAAACTACGAAGTCCCAACCGGTAGCCAGTAGATAATGAAGCACTTGGCAAAAATAGTTATCAGGGATCTTTTCGTTCCACTTTTCCCTGTGCATAGAGTTAAGGATTTCGGTTGTTTTTGTTTCGAGAATACCTTTGCGCCCGGTTTCGGTTTCCGTTAATTCTCCGTCGAGCGTCCCGGCGATAAAACTGTGTTGTGGATGATAATATACTTTGAAGGTTGTATTTGCTTTTACGTCGTATTGCGGATAATCAAGTGCGAATAGTGAGACAAGATACTGCTCAGCTTCAATTCCATACCGGACATAAGACTTGTGGCCAATATCCTCCGGCGTTGTTCGTCCGGTCTTTTCCTGCCATACTTCAATATTGCTTTTGTATGGATTCATCCCCAATATGGCAGAGGCATCAGATCCACCTATGCCCGTTCTGGCCTTCAACCATGCTTCCCGGGTAAAATATTCAATGCTGCAGGAAGGGAGTTCAAGAAGCTGCGCAGTTGCGTTCATGCTACTCCACCCCCGTCAAATACTTGTTGTCGTCCATGCCCCTATCGTCAACGTTACGTTCTTGGCAGTAATAACAAACCGTATCGAACTCGCCCCGGTTATGGTCGGTAATCCATTCCCCGCAATGCTCGCAAAACGTCGCCGGGTTCTCTGATAGAGAGAAGAACCTCACGCCGTTGATGACTACATATCTTTCGGTCGGAAAAGTATCGCATTTACGGTCTGCAATATCGAAGTCATCGAAAATAGCGGTAAATTCTTCTTCCCGCATATGGACACGGATTTCGGCATCATGCCGTCCAATATCCAGCGTGATGAACCAGTTGGTATTTACAAGTTCCTGCCGTAACGCCATTAGTCTTTCGGCTAATTCTTTCATCTCGTTACCTCCTTCCGCAGACCTTCTCTGCGTATCTGACCATGTCGAACGCCTCAAAGGGGTTGCTTCCCCGGCGCTCCAGTTCTTCGATCTTGGCGTTCATCCGGTCCAGCACCTTCCAAAGCTCGGCCCGGAAGGGATGCTCCAGATCGGTGTTCATTTCGTCGGTGATTTCTTCCAATAAATTTGCGGCCTTTTTGAGTGATTCGATATCTGCTTCGTCGATGGGTTCGCGGATTTGCTTTGGTTCAGGAAAAGAAATGATCATAGGGTTTTCTATCATGCGGTCGTTCTGCATTTGCCAACTCTCCTTTCGATTGGTATACTGTTGGTAAGTTAATTTTGTTTTGCCGGCCTTTATGGCTGGCTCTTTCTTTTTACTCCGCAACCAGCAACAAATCATCAATGTCCACCAGCAGAGTTTTGGCAATCAGCACTACCGCCTCAATGCCAGGATTCGGCGTTTTGCCCGTTTCTATCCTTTGAATAGTGTGAATAGAGAGATTCGTTGCCCTCGATACATCTTCCAGGCTTTTGTTTTGCTGCACTCTCAAAGCTCTTATCTTATTGCCGTCTATCATTGCGGCCCTCCTTTCAGGTTGATAGATTCGTCATGTATTTTTAGTACATCTTGATTTTAAGCTCAATTAATAAATATGTCAATACACAAAAACATAAAACTGAAAGATTTATCCATTATTTTTTAGCGCAATATTGATATATAATGTAATAACAAATTTGTTAAGTTGGAGGAAATAAGTAATGGAAACATTTGGCGTGAGATTAAAACAAATTTTGAATAGCAGGGGAATAACGCAGAAGCAATTTGCAGATATGGTGGGGAAGGAAGATACCTATATAAGTAAGGTTTGCAACGACAAATATAATGTGTCGCTTGATACGGTGTTGCAGTTTGCGGAGGCTCTTGGTGTAAGCCCTGCGATTTTCTTTTCTGAGCCAGACGATGCCGACAAAGAACTTATTTCTGGCTTGGTTAAAGATTGGCCAGATGATCTCATAGACTTTATTAAGGCACAAAAAAATGGCCCCTGGATTTATTTAGCCAAGGACCTATCAAGTGAAAATTTGACTCCCGATCAAATCGTAAAAGTCGTGCAGCTCTGGAAAGAGACTGTCGAAAAAACAAAATAGCTATATATCTATATCCGATACATCAACCATCAGTGCTTTTGCAAGCGCAACGATGGTTTCTTTTTTGGGGCTAACAGTTTTACCATTTTCAATTCTGTGAATAGTTTGTAACGTAAGACCTGCGGCTTTAGCAAGTTCGCTTTGACTCATGCCACGCTCCATGCGTATTTGTTGAATTTTAATACCGTTTAGCTCCTTCACACCCTTTTTATTTATTTTTCCCGATCCAGTTAATATTATGCCATGTCGAAACATAAGGTTTGAATGTTAAATTATATTATGCAAAATAAATAAATATTTAATGAATAAAATGCTGTGCTGGAACTTAATGGTTATTAAAAGTCGAATATAAAATCATCTAGGCAATTAAATGGTTATTTTATGCGAAATTGAGACAACTTGTTTCAAAACAAAACTAAACAATCTATTAAAATTAAGATCATGAAAGGAGGTGATATTTTGGAGAAGCGTTATGTGGATTTGCCAGAAGGAATACTGGGAATAGGAGACGGACAAGTTATGATTATTAATTCTGAAAGGAGCAATGTGGATGGAATTACAGGAAGCATTGGACAAATTTATGCGCAAGAAAAGGATCGAGCGAATAGCGCCGGAATCGCTGAAGAACTACGAATACAACCTGTCGACCTTCAAACATTTTTACAACGGTTGGATTGACGAATTAACCGAGGACGACATTGACGATTATATCTTATATCTGCAGGAAGGAACGGAATTAAAACTGACAACCATAAATAATAAGATTAGAGATTTACGGGCGTTCCTTAACTACTGCTATAAACAAGGTATTATCCCAAATCGATTTGAAATTAAGTTGTTGCGGATTAATGAACCGGACATTATACCTTTTGAAGAGTATCAGTTAAAAGCAATTTATGATGCCTGTTTGAATGTGGATAACGGTCAAATCAATTACCTTGGCAAAGGAATGTGCCACCGGAGGGACTACACGCTGATGCGGATGCTGGAAGAAACGGGTATGCGGATCGGAGAGACATTGAGGCTCGATATAAATGATGTGAACCTGAAACGAAACACTATTCAGTTACGGCAAACCAAAAACGGGAAAAGCCGCCAGACGTACATCACAGCGGCTCTCCACAAAGAAATCAAGTTGTACTTGGAAGTCCGGCAAGACTTCCTATATGATAAGAACCTGGCGGCAACCAGTTTCTTTATCAACAGAGAGGGTGGGCGGCTATGTTCCAAAACCATACAAGAGAAGATTGCTGATTACGGTCGGTTGGCTGGAGTCACAAATGCAAGATGTTCGCCGCATACCTTCCGACACACATTTGCTAAAAACTATCTATTGAACGGCGGTGACGTATTCACTCTTAAAGATATTCTTGGCCATAGCTCCCTTGATATGACCTATAGATATGCGCGGCTATTTGGGATAGAACAGCAAACCCAATATACAAAAGTTATGGAAAGATATTCAAGGTCTAAAAAATCCATGTGCTAATACCCATAGAATACACAGATAATTAAATATGGTGGCCCCGGCGAGAGTCGAACTCGCATACCTTGCGGCACTGCATCCTAAGTGCAGCGTGTCTGCCAATTCCACCACGGGGCCATATCTTATCTAATTGTACCAGATTAATTATACAACAGGGGAAGGAAATGGAAGTTTTCTTCCCTTTTTGTAGCAGAATATCCTAAGTCTTTACCGTTTCACATTGCCTATATATAGCCCACAAAAACACTTTTTAATTTATTCCATTATTACCCATAATTTACACACCAATAGATATATTTTTATTAATTTAAGACGTACATACGTTTGAAAGAAGGTGGAAAAATGGAACAGGAAATAACCGCCAAAGACGCAATCATTAAAGCGGCGGAATGGGTAAACGATTATTGGGATAAAGGGACCGGAGAATTATTGGCCGAAGTAAATCCGTATGACGCGCTCGACGAGGCAATGGAATTAATTCTGTATATATGTGAATATCTGGCCCCAGAAGCAGACCGCAAAAGGTGGGATAAATATGTCTCGTAAAAAAGAAAACCTATTTACTGAATTAACTCAATCCATGGCCTACGTCTACCGGCACAGATCCGGCATAAATGTTTTCGGAAAGCAGATCGATCAACTAAAGATTGGTCAAAAGGTATTGTATCTTGACAACCATATCCCCGGCCTGATCGCTGATGTTTTTGATAATCTCGGATATGAGCAGAAGGATAAACAAAAGCCGGTCATTGCCGCGAAGCGCAAAACAAAAACTGGCTGGCATCTGGTGATCAACCTTCCGCCCGGCGTTTCGTTCAACCAGGTTAAAAAAGATAAAGATTTTTTCCAGGACGCTTGCAACGGATGGATTGAACTAGAATGGCAAGCTGGCAAATGTCACATGAATATTCAGATGGGCGAGCTCCCTGCCGTGGTTAAATATGAATGGAACCCGGGCCAATACAGTAAAATGATCCTGCCTATCCCGATTGGCTACAGCAGAACCGGCCTGCATGTTCTCGATCTCACCGAATCGCCTCATTTGCTTATCGGCGGCACTACCGGATTTGGCAAAACCTCCATGATCGCATCAATTATTCATTCAGTTATGCACCGGGCCATTGTTGTTATTATCGATCTGAAGGGGATTGACTTTGAATACCTACGTGGCCATTGCCTGGTTGCCATTACCAATGATGAAGCAAAGCAAATCCTGCTTGCTCTCAATCAGGAGTTTGAGCGCCGCCGGGATATTATTAGGAAACGCAAGGTTCGCAAGGCTATTAATTGCCCGGAAGAGTTGCCCTATATCGTTCTGGTTATTGACGAATTAGCAGAACTGGACAAAAACAATTTCGGACTCGTTGATCGGCTTGTAAGGCTGGCCAGGGCTACGAGCATGAGCGTGGTTGCTGCCAGCCAGCGAACCAGTACAAACGTGATCCCCGGCGATACCCGAGCCAATTTCGTGGCCAGGGTATGTTTTAAAGTCCCATCACCGCAAGATTGCAGGGTTATTATGGGGGAGGATTGCGGTATTGCTGCCGACCTGCCAAGCGTCAAAGGCCGGTGCATATATCGTTTTGGCGTTGACACGATGGAATTACAGGCTATGTATTTGTCTGAACAACGAGCTGAGGAACTCGCCCTGAGTATACCAGAGCAAAGGGGGGAGATTATTGTCAGATCATCCGAACCTAAGACTAAAAGGCTCGCGCCGCGATAATGAGATTCTGCGCACGATTGAAGAATGGGGCGTACTAAATACCGATCAGGTGCAGGCATTATTTTTCAAAGACATCCGTTACGGTCAGCGTAAGGCGCAGGAAAGATTGCTTGCCTTGCACCGGTCAGGCAAGCTGTATCGGCAAATGGCCGAAGGAACCTACTGTTACTCTTTGGATCCCAAAGGGTTATTAAAACACCGTGTAGCAGTAAATTGGATTCGCCTATGGCTGCCGGATCAATGCGCGAACTGGGAAAAACTTCACAGTTGGAATTATGAACAGGATCATAAGGTTCTGCGTTGCGATGGGTTCGCCGCTTATAAAAATACTGTTGCCGGCACGTTTAGATTTGCCTTTGTAGAAATGGACCGGGGAACAAATACCTTCGATAAGATCAAAAAATACAATACGCTGTATGAAAGCGAAAAATATTATGCGGGTAGCTGGTGGATTACTCTCACGAAACGATTTCCACCCGTCTTAATAGTTTTGCTTAACCCGAGCAGAAAACGCGTCGTGCAGAGCGAATTAGAAGCTGAGAATAAAAACGGGTTGGAATTTCAGGTCAAGATGCTGGACGACGTAAGAAAGGAAGTGATGAGTAGATGCTGTTCGCCTACACCAGCCCCGGAAATGGAGCTTTGCAATGGGTAGCAGAGAAAACACTGAAGCCGGAAGCACTGGATTTCTTCGATCGAATGAACGGATTATTTCAAATCCCATGGGCCGACATGATGCTGACTATGGTGCAGATGATTACGCTTGGCGTGTGCGGGTTGGTTCTGTGTCAAGCTATGGGCATGAAAGAGGTCGGCAAAATGTGTGTTTGGGTCACAGTCGTTGATTGCGTCGGGGTTCTTTTAAGGGGGGTAATGAAATGAACGACATAGTTATTACTTTTGGCGGCACGGTTACGGATACTTTTGGAGCCGGCGGAGCAGCCAGCAGCGTTACGGCTTTATTGGCTACCGCCATCGGTGGATCTGTTGCCAGTATGATTGCTGGCGTAATGGGGCAGGGAACGATTGGCAGCATGATTAAAGTTCTGACTACCTTAAGCTGTATTGGCATTATGATTGCAGCCGTCGCTCGGACGTTGGGCAGTTTAGGGATGAGCTGGTAGTGTACGCCGTTCATACGTTTACAGCCAATAATCCATACGTTTCCCGTACGCCCAGGCAAAGCCAAACGTGTAGAAATACTTGTCCTTGTGCCAATTTTACTTAAATCTCAAAAAGAGTAAAAGGTATGAGGAAAAATGACGAGTACCTTTTCGCGGAGCGGGGGCCGATTGGCCCCCGTGATCACGCTCCCTTCATCTTAATTGGAAGCCTGTTAGACTCCCTGCAGATAAAGGATCACCGCCTTTCCCTATTTACCGGTTGCCTTTCCGTCAATATAGGATTCCCCGACAATGAAAGCCACTACAGGCGTGATAATGGCCCAATACGCATCCTCGGGTATACCTAAACTCATTTGCTCATTGCAAACGATCAGCAATACTGTGGCCAATGCCATTAATAATTTCCGGCTTTTCAGTCTTTGCAGGAATGGTCTCATGCCTCTATCCCCTTTCCTATAATCCCAATTTCTCGACTCCATTAATGATCACGGCTTGAACATAGCCGCCGTAAACCTCTTTGCCAGTCACGCAGTTATCTGCCCAGTATTGAGGACTACCGATTATGCCCTTGTTGGCCAAGTATGCAATGGCGCTGGCAAGATTGCTGGTGCTGGTCATTTTCATAAGCAGGCTGGCGGTGAAATCGCCTTTGGCCATCAGGTGCGATTGTGTAAATTTGAGCCAATAATCAGGCGAATTAGTTACTTTTTTGACATACAGTTTAGCCACAGCCGCCTTGTATCGTTCGTTTAAAATGCTGCCGTACACGGCCCCGATTGCGTCTGCCACACAAATGCCAACCATCTTCTGTTTTTCCTCCGTATCAACCAGCTGGCGATCCAGAGCGTTATCGATAAAGGCCGGCTCGATGATGAGGGCGGACATCCGGGGGATTCTGAGCATCCCAAAATATTCAGCATTCCCGGCAGAATTAGGTTTGCTTTTAATTACATTGACCTTCGTCTGTCCAGCATTATTCAGGCCAACAGCAACCACCTTGGCCAGAGCCAGAGCCTTTTCGTCCCAGGAATGAATGACCTCTCCCCGGTCACCGCCGCCGGCGTTTTCGTGCCAGGATATG